AGGTGAGGATATAGAGAGTTCAAATCAAATGACATAACCCACTTGTGCATACCCACCTGTGGGTCTTTCACATAAGCACCTTCAAACTTTTCTACCTTCTTGTGATCTTTCTTCTGAGGAATCACAATGTTCCTCTCACGCAAATAGTTGTAAATCACTATGTCCCAGTAACGCACTGTGCCAAGCACATCAGTGAAGTTGACCTTGGCATCATACGCCATCGTCAATGCAAGCTCAATCAGCTTCATCTTGTCTTCAAGTTTATCGACAATCTCAACATCTTGAATATTGTATTCAATAAACGACTGATAATCCTTGGTATACCATTCACGAAATGTCTCGTATGGATTACCAGCTTTGCGTTCACCCAGCTCCACAAATGCAATGTGGTCAAGGCGATATGATTCCTGATTGGTGTATGTGAACTTGCGATACAGGTCAAAGTAATCTAATGCAGCAATACCATCCAGTGTGTATGTTTGATGTACCCGGCCCATATTATACACCTCGCGGGCAAACACGTTTTTCCACGGGGACAGACGTTTTGTTTCTTCATCATCGAAGACGTTGCGAATACGATTGACAAGATAAGGAATATCAAAGAACTCTGTATTCCAGCCAGTAATAATATCAGGCGTATGGTTCTCCCAGAATGCTAGGAACTCCTTCAACAGATGAAGCTCGCTCTCGCACTGGACATAAGTTACGTCATTGCGGGTAGTTGTGAACTCTCCGATTCCCCAAACATTAATGAAACCCGTTTGAAAATTCTTAATAGTGATTGACAACATAGGTTCTGCTGCATCTTCTGGTTTAGGAAAACCGTTCTCGCACTCCACCTCAATATCGATGGTGTACAAGAGCATCTGATCCAAGTCCCAATCAACCCGATCAGGATATTCATCAGCAATCCAGCAATAGGGATACTGTGTGTTACCATAGATGATATCTTTTTGGTTCTCACGATCAGAAACCCACTGTTTAGCTTCCTTGATAGAATTAAACTTGTGAGGTAGAACACTCTTATCATCTAGAGTTTTGTAGCCAGTCTCCTCACGGGTCTTGACTAGATCAAATAGTGTGGGTTCATATTTGACTCTACGAGTCGTGCGTTCGCCGTTCCTGACCTCACGGACAAGAATAGAGTTTCCATATTGCAGGACATTAGTATAAAAGTTCATTCTAAGAGTATAACACCTTGGAAGTTATTTGTCAAGGGAAATTTTTGTTTCTGGTGGAGATATTTTTGCGGTGGCATCGGTTTTGTCTTCCCGCTCTTTCCAGTTTGATAACACAAATTTTCTATGAGGGTTCACCGATACTTTGAAACGTGACAAAGTATCGCGGTTGACAAGTAGAGTAGATCGTGCATCCTTAGTGGTAAGACCAATCGGGACATTATCATATATCATGTTATTAAATGCAATTTTAACTGCAATGATGGGCCTCTCATCTATCTTGACCACATGTTCTGGTTTAGACATACCAATCAAATTATTTACAAATTTCTTGCCGTTTTTTTCCCACTTAACTTTCTTACCATCTACCTGTATCTTGTCTACTACAAACATCGAAGCATTAGTGCCGTTTCCGGTGTCAAATTTTGCACGAACCAAACCGTAATCTAAAATCTCTACTGTCTCGTGATATCCTGATTCTTGGTTAAAATTAAACCTTCTATGAACAGGATTTTGTAAATACTGCACCATCAATTTGATAATATTTTCTTCTTTTATAGGTTCTTGTGGAACTACGGTCATATCATAGTTCTGAAATTTTGATCCCATACCAGGCGATCCATTACACTCTAAAACGTAGATTTCATCATTAACAATTGCATGATCAACACCAACCATATATGCACCAGTTGCCCTTGCAGCTGCAAGAATTTCAGATTTCTCTTCCTTGCTCAAAGTGTAAGGTTCTGTCTTCGCCCCCATATGACGATTGGAACGAAAATCTTTTTCTGGTTTAATTCTCTTGGTTGATGCAACAATCCTGCCATTAAGAACAATAGTTCTAATGTCGAAATCAATTTTCAAAAACTCTTGAATAATCAACGGAGCATTAAACTTCCACAATGACTGAATAACACTCATCATAGATTCCATGTTTTCAACTTTAGATACTCCGATACCCTGTGTACCAGTTAGAGTTTTGATAATGACGGGAAACTTGCCGCCGATACGTTCATGAGCATCAATGATACTCTTTTCATTATTTACCAAGGATGTACGAGGAGTTTTAATATTATTTCGTTCGAACACTGTATATGCTGACATCTTATTATCACATGTCATCATTCCATCACGATCATTAATCATCATACAACCAGCGTTCTGTAAGGTTCCCAACAGAGCAAGACCGATCTCATTTTCTAAAGCACCCGCACGAACAAATACCACAGTAGAAGAAGTTTCAACTGAAATATCTTTTTCTCCACCATCGTAGTTCTTGATGGCAACAGTACCCTTTTCGATATCGTTATCAGAAATCCATGCTTCAGTTGTTACTATTGTATAACAAGGTAATTCTAAATCCTTACACGCCTGCAGCAGCATACCAGTGACAATCTCTGGTTTCTTTGATTTTGAATTAGTTAGGATAAGAATTGTTATCTTATCTCTAATAATTTTTTCTGTGATGAATGACTTAAATTTTTCCATCATATTTTACTCCTTCACACTTTAAGCAGTGGGAGAATATCTTTTGCAAGTTTTATCCCTGCTTTATTATCTGAAGGATAATGCCAACCAGCCTTAATTCTACCTAAACCACTTTCATTTGCTGCATCAATAAGACCTTTTCTATGGTCTGGATATTTTTTTGCATAATACTCAGCTACAAGTCGAGACTGCGTACTATGACCAGCTGGATAAGATGGTGTTATACCCTTATCAGTATCTCTATCCATTGACTGTTTTATTTTAATACCCAGTGGTTCCTCTAACTGATACGGCCTAGCTCTCAAAAATATATTTTTAAAATGTCTAGAAATTTGACCGCTAATATCAGTCAACTCATTAACCACATTTACATCCCATGATAATTTATTTTTGTCCATATAATCACGAATTGCTTGGGTTGCAACCATATCATGAGATAGAATACTAAAATCGTCAGTTGTGGTTCTTGATTCTGTTTCTCTTTTTATCGTCATCATCTCAGACTTTACTTCATCCGAACTATTCATTGGTGGAGATTCAATCACAATATCTCTCCACTCCGAACTGACATTTTCTGGGTCTTTATCTGGATTGGGTTTTGACTTTATACTGTCAATTTTTATTTTTGAGGTAAATGACTTGAACTGTTCCATTAGACTTCTTTTTTCTTTCCAATGTTATACTTAGTCTCTAGAACCCATTCATCTTTTTCCCGAAATGACAGTACTTTGATTTGACTCAGTGGCGCTACTTCAGTTGCATCACCAATAATATCAACCAACCCCCAATCCTTCAACAGATTAGCAATTGTGTTTCTCCTTGCAATATCATTCTCTGATAAATTAGTACTCTTACCATCAAGAGCAAACAGCTCCTTGAAGTGTACAATAAAATACCTACCCTGCTTGTGCAGAATATGGCATGATTGATATAATTTTCTCTCTTTACGAGAGGCCACTCCAATTCGTGATAATGTTTCGCGTACCTTTAAAAAGTCATCAGGTTCTTTCAAACCTATTTCTAACATATGTTCCGGTGTCCATTTAATCTCTTCCATTTTTACCACCCTTATACAATTTTCTTTTTATGGCAGAAATTTGGTCATCAGTCAATATATCAAGAGCGGCTTTTGCCTTTTCATTATTATAACCATAATACTCTTTAACATACTCTAGATTCTCTAATTTCATCGCCTTCATCCAAGGGGTATATCGTTTCCTTGGTCTTAAACTATTTATTAAAAAATCAAATTGGAGTTTCTTATCTAAATGTGGTAGTTGATTGATCTCATTAACCAACATAACGGTATCAGGAAATGGGGCAACGCATTTATTGACGATAAATGGGGGATATTTTCTCTCCCATTCTTCATCTTCATTATCAAGCAATCTTTCTTTGGTGTGGTTTACTGCCTTGAGGTAGTCTTTCAATTCATACATTATATAATTATTTCCTAACCAGCATTATTTTTTATAGAAGTCAAGTCTTTCACGATTAGCTCCGTTGACAGTACATTTTAAAACAATGTTTGTTCGTAATTTATGACAGTCTCTCTCAACCGGAAGTGCGCCATGAGGCAAAAACGAATCAAATACAACTAGACGATTTCCTCTATAATCTACTAACTT